ATCCGACCGTGACCTACGAGGCAGGCTACGTGCAGGTGCCGCACGCGTTGCAGCAAGCAATCGTCGGTCTCGTCGGCGCGTGGTACGCCAACCCCGATGCAACCTCGGTGGCGTCGCTCGCCGAAGTGCCTCTATCGCTCAAGTACATCTTGAACGCGTATAGCGCGCGTGGGGCGCTCCGATGATCGGCAGCGGCCGACTTCGCTTCCCCGCATCGGTGCTCCAACCGAGCGGAACGACCGACGATCTCGGCCAGCGCAGCGGCACGTTCAACGATCTCACTGCGGCAGCGAACGGCAACCCGCCGTTGTGGGTGGATCTCCGCACCGACTCGGCCGCCGAGCAACAATACGCCGACGGCGTCGCAACGGTGAGGCGTGCCGAGATTCGATGCCGTTGGAACTCGCTCAAAAAGTGGGGCATTAACGAGACATTCCGTCTCGTTGTTCGTGGTCGCACGTTCCGTATTGCTGGCATCACCAACCTCGATGAACGCGACATGGTCGCCGTGATCGAAGCGGAGGAAGTCGTTTGAGCCTTGAAGCAGCCATCCGCAACATGCTCGACAACACGCCGCAACTCGCTGCGTATCCGATTACGCACGGCTATAGGCCACAACTGAGCACGTTGCCAGCGATCACGTACGAAGTGACGAGCAACGAGCGCAGCGCCGTCGCGCTTTACTGGCAAGCCGTCGTCGACGTTCGCGTGATCGCGACGACGACTGACGCGGCGCTTGACATTGCGGCTTTCGTGCCGAGCGCGTGCGACGTCGGAACCTACAACGGGCTTGACTTTACGGCGGTAATGTTCGACGGCTACACCATTGACGCGGCGAGCGTCGGCGAAGGCGACGAACAGCAACCCGCCGAAGTCTCGAACACGATCACGATTCACTATAAGGAATGAACCCATGGCAGCACTTTCATCGGCGCTCGCGTCTTTCAGTTGGGCCGGAACCGCAGTAAACGGGCTCGGCACTGTGTCGATTCAATACGATCAAACGATGATCGACACGACCGACATTGCAACGGGACCGCGCACGTACATTGTCGGCAACCGCGGCTGCACCGCGACGATCGACATGTTCTACGACCAAGGCAGTACGGCTATGGCTGCAATCGAAACCGCGATTAACAGCGGAAGCGGCAGCGCTGCGGCAGTTATCACGCTTTCTACTGGCATGACCTACAGCGGGCAAGCGTTCGTTCAGTCGTTCAGCGCAACGGCATCGACCAACGAAGTCATCCGCGCGAACTTCACCATCCAATACACCGGCACGATCACGATCGCATGAGCATTCGAGACGCACTCACTCTCAAGAACTGGAACGGCACGCTCCCGAACGGCGTCGCCGTCGAGCTGCGCCGACCGTCGGCGCTCGATCTCATCGAAGCGCTCGATGTCTCTACCAAGACGCCTGAGCGGCTTTCCGCGTGGATGGTTGCTCGGCATCTCGTCGAGAATGGCGCACCAGTGTTCGCGAGCGTGGATGAAGCGCTCGCCGCTGACGCGTTCACGGTGCAGAAGATTTCAGCGCTGGTGGAGCGGCTCTACGCCGAAGGCCGGGACTAAGTGACGCCGCACGTCGGGTGCTACGTGTGGCGTTCTCACTGACGAGCACCGATCTCGCTACGTTGAGCGTTGCAGCGCTGAACGTGGAAATGGATATTCCCGATTGGGACGGCATCCGACGTGAACTACATCGACGCAAAGCGGGCGGGCTTCCGAGTCCAGTTCCGACCGTCCAAACACGATTTGGAGCGGATCGCAGCGATTGCGTCGGAACTGCCGAAGAACATGCGCCGCAAGATCGTGCGCAAGGGATTGCGCAATTGGGGCGACGCAGTGAAGCGCACGATGAAAGCGCTGGCGTTGCCGAAGGCAAAGCGCACCAAGCGAGATATCGCAGTCAAGACCAAGACGTACCGCAAGGGAAGGATTTGGGCAGGCGTCGGAGTCCGCAAGGATGGCAACCGCGTCGGTAAGCGCTCGCACCTTTACGACGGAGGTTGGCGACCATTCAAGAAGGGATTGGTCCGATTGTCCGATGGCGTGGTTGGGCCGAAGCCGTTGCCGAAACTCGTGCGCAAGTGGAAAGGCAACAAGAACGCGCGGATCGTGCCATTCTCACAGGATCGCGGTTGGCGCAAGGGCATCAAGCGCAGAGAGTCGGCGCTGGGCGCTCGCATCTACCGACGTCAATACATAACGCGCGCAGCGCAACGGCACCAACCGCGGGTTGTTGAGTTCATCAGCGACGCCGTGCAAACCGCGATCATGGAGATGGCCCGTGCCTAGTCTGCCCAAAATTCACGTTCCAGTTGTTGTTTCGACCGAAGGCGTAGACGCTGGGCTCAAGCAAGCCGAAGCCAAGATGCGTGCGTCGGCCAAGCGAATGGAGCGCGTGAGCGCGAAGCCGAGCGCAGCGCAAGGCGTGCTGAAAGCGGGCGCACAGTCTGCGCTTTCGCTTGGCGGCTTCGGTGCGATCGGCGGCGCCGCGGGCGCAGCCGGCACGGCTGGCATCGCGATCGCCGGCGCGTTGTCGCCGCTGATCGTCGCCGGGCAAATCATGGAGACCATGAACAACGCCACGAATGGCGCCAGCGAAGCGCTCGCGAAGTTCAAGACAACCGGCGAGCAAACCGTTGCGGCAAATAGCGTGCTTCTCGAGCGGCTCGCGATCATGGAAAAGCAGATCGCAAGCACGAAGGGGAAGGGATTCATGGCTGGATTCATCGGCGGCAGCGCCGATGTGAACACCGGCCGAGCCGGCGGCGCAGTCACGTGGGCCCAGCAAATGCAAGAGGGTGCGACGATCGCGGGCGCGGGCCTCGGTGCATTCCTCAGCGGCAAGTCGCTCGAGCAAATCCGCAACGAGATGGCGCTGAGTGTGGCGAACGAAGCGGGCGCCTCACAGATTCAACAGCGCATGGCTGAACAACAGCGGATTGACATGGCCGAGGGACGTGGTGGAATGGCCGACGCCATCGGTGCGTGGATGATCCAAAACAGCACGGTATTGACCAAACTGGTACAGGTGATGTCATGAGCGGAGCAGGAAGCGTTTATTCGTGGAACGATCGCGTACTCGATCAGCGCGTTGCTGCGCTCGGTGCGGAAAGCGAGATCATCGTTTCGCGCATCATTCAGAAGCAAAACGGCGGCTCTATCAATGCCGTGACTGAGTACGAAGCGATGGTCACCGACGGCGCGTTGCCGATCGTGGACTATGACGCCTACGGCGCACTTGGTTCGTGGCACCAATTCTGTCGTGCTCGATCGGTCACGGTGCGCTTGCTCGAAGGTGGCAAGGCTGTAGATGCTCAGATTAGTTTCCGCACGAAGTACGTGATATCGCCGTGCTCGACGACGACGCCTATCACGATGCTGCCGGCACAGTTCTCGTTTGTGACGGCATCACGAAACCTCAAGTTGCATCGAATGAGTTGGACGACAAGTCCGCCGAACACGGCAAGCAACAGCACAGGAGACATCGGCGGAACGTCGGTGACGGGCGCTGACGGCTTCGAGAGTGTGCAAATCGGTCAAGTTCGCATTCGCTTGCGTGCAACCCAAGACGCGAGCGTTGTGGCGCTCGACACTGCGGCTACGACGTTGACGAATTACGCCAACACGACCAACAGCGCCACGTTCTGTGGCTTCCCCGCGTACTCGCTGATCTGCGAAGGCGTGAACCTCGAAAAAGAGCAAGGGACCGAGTTCTACGAAGTTGTCTTCGAGTTCCTGTACGACAAGTTCTTCCACTTCTCACAGGTGGCGACGGTTGACGCCGATGGCCGACCGAAGATGACTACGGGTGGCCAGTTGAGCGAAGTCAAGTGGATGCGTCTTCCGCGCACTGCTACCGACTTCAACAACATCTATTCGGGTGATGCCGCGCTAAAGTCATACGTAGAAGACGGCTGGTGGGTCTGTGGAACATGAACCGCAACGACGCTGTCAACCTCCAACGCAACCAAAGCGATCTCGACCGCGTGTCGAGCGTGCGGCCGTCGTATGAACCGCGCACGTTCGTGCTCGGCGTGATCACCAGTTACAGCGTGCTCAGCACGTTGTATTACCGTTGGACCTACGATTGGTCCGAAGCCATCTTGAACACTTCGACGCCGACGGGCGCGAGCGTGAAGACGGGCGGCCTGCAATCTTCTGCCATCAGCATCAGCGAACTGAGCAACCGCAGCGGGCACCCGTTCTATGCGTACGGCATCGGCGCCGTACTTCCCGGCACGTTTGTGCCGCAGCCGATCCCCGTGGGTACGTACGTATTGCTTACACCGATGCGGCAGTCTGACGGCTTGCTTCGGTGGGTGATCATTAACACGCAAGCCATTGACGGAGATTGCACGTGAGAACGCTCAATATCACTTACTCAGCGCTTGCGCCGGGCACGCCCGAGACGTTCACGGGCACGCTCGGCACGTATACGATCAACACGACGAACCACAATCTCACAGGTAATCCAGCAACGATGCGCATTTGGCGAAACGGGCTTGCGCCGACGGCAGCGGCTGACGTGATCGCGACGCAAGCGAGCGGAATCACGCCGGGAACTGGCGGCCAAATCGTGCTCAACCTTGCGACGATTAACGCAGCGCTCAACGCGATCAGCACAAGCGAAAGCGTGTGGCACTACTCGCTCGAAATTACCCACAGCAGCACGCTCGTGCACGTGTGCTCCGGCTACCTCATTCGCACTCTTTGCTAACGCGGAGATTTCCATGGCTTGCATATTCCACACACCCAAATTTTTCAACGGTATTTCTGCAAACTGGGTCACATTACCTGCGCTTCCTGCGGGCGTTGACCCAATGCGCCGAGTCATTTTGAAGGCCACGAACAACGCTTTACCTCGCGTCGCGGTTGCTTTCCGCGTTGGAGATTGCACGGCAGGACAAGCGCTCGCGGATCGCGGAGAGGTTTACGTTGACTCTAACCGTGGCATTGATCTCGGCGTCGTCAATTACAACTCGATCACCGTGCGAGATAATGCAAACGGAACGTCGACGGATACGGGATATATCTACGTCGTGTCGTACAGTTCCACTGACTACGGACCGCGAGGAGTTTCCTAATGGCGCTTATCTTCCATGTTGGCATCGTTTCAAATTCTCGCACAGGGAATTGGGCGTCACTTCCTGCGCTTCCTGCGGGCGTTGATCCAATGCGTGAGGTGGTTTTGAGTTGCGCTGCACCTTTTCACGCGGGGCATTGCACAAAGGACCAAGCAACGGATGATGCGGGCTTCTTTTTCTACGACGCGGGACGCAACTCGCTCGGCGTGGTGGATTACACCAAGATCACCGTGCGGCAAGTGAGTGG